GCACGTTAGAGACGCGGCTGTAGCCGCGGAGAGACGTGCGGCCCGGGGAGGGGGGCGTTGAAAAAGCGAAGCTTTTCAACGCGGCGTAGGGCAGAGGAGCGCAGGGCGGGAGCCCGAGCACCGCATGAACTACGCCTTTCCCCCCCTCCCAGCACGTATCTCCTCGTGCTACAGGCCGCACAATCGCGCAAAAGCTCTCATCTACGCTTTTTTTTTGCGTTTTCAGGAAGTGGCCCTTAGTATTACGGCCACTTCCCAGTTTTTAGCAAAAACGTATTCAACAAATCGTTTACCTCTTGGTATAAACTACAATGTCATCTCTGAAAAGAGTTTGCATTACCTACAACAACTATACCCAAGAAATTTTCGACAAATACGCCGCATACGCAGAGAAAAACTGCGTTTTCGCCGTATTCGGAAAAGAGACAGCTCCTGATACAGGAACTCCTCATATTCAGGGTTTTATCAACCTTCGTACACCACGAAAATTCTCTACTTTACAGAAAGCTTTCGAAGGTGCACACATCGAAAAAGCTCGTACTCCAGATCAATCAAATCTAGCGTATTGCACTAAGCAAGACAAAACCGCTTTCGTTTATGGAGAACCGCAATCACAAGGAAAGCGCAACGATCTTGATGAACTAGCAGAATGTCTTGCAGCAATCCGTAAAGGCACTGCAAAATTCCAGCTCATGGATCAGTTTCCGACAACATATAGCAAGCATCAACGTTTCATAGAAAATTACATACAAGAGTATGCTAATAATTCGCTCAAGAAAGAGCACATTGATCAATTCCGCCCATGGCAGCAATCATTAATAAATACTTTGCAACAACCAGCAGACGATCGCCATATAATATGGGTTTACGATCCAGAAGGGGGAATCGGTAAAACCCGATTGTCCCGATGGCTAGTTGACCACATGGACGCATTTTACACCAACGGTGGACGCTCAATTGATATCACGTATTCATATAATCATCAGCCCATCGTTATCTTCGATTTCGTACGTGAATCACAAGAATTCATCTCTTATTCTACTATAGAACAACTCAAGAACGGTATTTTGTCATCTAACAAGTACCAGTCCTGTTTGAAGCGGTTTAAGTCACCACATGTCGTTGTTTTCGCAAACTTCGAACCCGCTTACGGTAAATTTAGTAAAGATAGGATCGTTCTTATCAAGCCTACTAACGAGCAATCACTCGACTTCACAGCATTCTAAATCACTAATTAAAGCTTTTTTTTTGTTTAAAGATATAATATGCAATGCCATACTATGGTAGACGCAGTTCCACAAGAAAATATAAATCAGCTCGAAAGAGTTATCGTAAGTCTTCCACTCGAAGGTCAGCAAGAACTTATCGGAGACGAAAATATACAAAAGTTTCGCGCGGCCGGCCGCAATGGCAGGCGGGCACTGTTGTATCGCCTTATCGAAAGTTCACCTACAATGATGAAGACTATGCATTCTCTCTTAGCACAATATCCCCTTACGCCTGGAAAATCTACCGAGGCAACTCATGTTATGATCCCGACTACGATGTCGGCGGCGTCCAGCCCTACGGTTTCGACCAACTTTGTCCCGGTTTCTTCCAACGGTACACTGTTAAAAGCAGCAAGATCACCGTATATCCGTTCAGTAGCCTCACAAGCACAATAATACCTCAAAGGCTTAAGTTTGTCTTGGTTCCCTATCATTCTACGACAGTTCCGTATACCGAATATACCGATATTATCCGTATGCCCTTTGCACGATCAGTCGTCATGGGTTGGTACTCGAACGATAATAAAACTATTAAGTTAACTAGTTATGCTAAGACGTCAGCAATTCTTGGTCCAAAAATAGCAGGTGATAAAGATTCTACCGCATTATATAACGCAAATCCGTCAAGCGAATGGTATTGGTTTTTCTTCTGTTTTTCTGGCGAGCCGGTTAGTACTGGAGACACTATAACGGTGAGATATGATGTCAAGATAAAATACTATACGTATCTTTCCCAGAAAGTTGAGATAGACAACTCATAAAACAGTTCCCCAATAAATATGCACGTTAGAGACGCGGCTGTAGCCGCGGAGAGACGTGCGGCCCGGGGAGGGGGGCGTTGAAAAAGCGAAGCTTTTCAACGCGGCGTAGGGCAGAGGAG